GGATGCTTCAACAGGCGGCATTGGTGCTGACGTTGATGAGTTCGTAGCTGCTATGGACACTGACGCTATGGCTGTTGGTGCTTATGCAACTATGATTCCTGGAGTTTTTCCTAACGTAGTAGCCGCGTCTACTACAATAGACTTAGAACTACAGGCTGCAAGTACAGCCCCTACAGGCGGAAAAATAAGAGTTTGGGCAGTGTTAATGAACATTGACAATCCAGGCGACTTATCAGCTGACGAAGTCGATAGAGACCAATTAGCTTAAATTTAACATAAGGGGCTGCTTTAGGGTAGCCCTTTATTCTAAGGATAATAATGGCTCAGACTTTTCTTACATTAACAAATAGTGTTTTATCTCGTATGAACGAAGTTGAATTAACTTCAACTACTTTTGCTACAGCTAGAGGTATACAAACACAAGCTAAGAATGCAGTCAATGAGACAATAAGATACATTAATCAAAAAGAGTTCAGTTATCCATTTAATCATGCAACTAACAGTGAGACGTTAGTCCCAGGAACAGTAAAATATACTGTGCCAACATCTACAAAACACATAGATTATAATACTGCTAGAATTGTAAAAAATTCTACTTTAGGTACATCAGGAGTAAATTTAAGTAACTTATCTTATAATGAATACATTGCTAATAATGTAGAACAAGAAGATGAGATAGAGACAACTACGACAAGTACCACACATACCGATAGTGTAACAACTATAACTGTAGCCAGTACATCTGGCTTTTCTGCATCTGGTACGTTACATATTGCAAATGAACAAATAACTTATACTGCTATAGGCTCCAGTACAACATTCACAGGATGCACTAGAGGAGCAAACAGCACCACAGCCGCATCAATAGCTAGTGGAGTTCAAGTAGCACAGTTCGATAATGGGGGAGTGCCTTCACATATCGTAAGAACATTAGATAATAATTATATTTTGTATCCTTTTCCAAACAAAGCATACACACTAAAGTTTGATTATTTTACTTTTCCAAGTGATTTATCTGCTCATGGGGACACAACAACAATACCCGACAGGTTCGCCCCAGTGATAGTAGATGGGGCAACTGCATACGCTTACCAGTATCGTGGAGAAATAGAACAGTATCAATTAAACTTTGCTAGATTTGAGCAAGGCATAAAGAATATGCAGACCTTACTTGTTAATAAATATGAGTATGTAAGGTCAACAGTAATATTAAAACCAACAAGTATGGCAGGATATTTTAGTACCGAAACGACAACGTAATGGCAGACTTATCACGAGCACAGCCTAGTGCATTTAACTGCGAAGGAGGCTTAGTACTAAACAAGTCTACTTTTATGATGAAGCCAGGAGAAGCTTTAGAACTTAGAAACTTTGAGCCTGCTGTTGATGGTGGCTACAGAAGAATAAATGGATTCTCAAAGTATGTAACGGCTATAGTTCCATTTACATCTAGTTCTTCTGAAAGAGTGCTTATGGTGGCAACCTTTGGTGATGTTGTTTTAGCAGCTAGAGGCGAAAAGATATTTAGTGCAACCCCTGGAGGTTCTTCTTGGACAGAAAGAGATACAGGTAGAACTAGTGCTGGTAAGTATAACTTTGAACGATTTAACTTTGATGGCACAGATAAAATAGTTGTAGTAGATGGCACAAATGCCCCTACTGTATTTAACTCTAGTTTAGCTGCAACAGATGTAAGTGAAAGTTCAGTATCAGGTTCTAAGTTCGTAGTATCTTTTAAGAACCATATGTTTTATGCAGGTAAATCAACTACTAAACAGGAAGTTATATTTAGTCAACCTTTTGATGAAGATGCATTTAATAGTGGTTCAGGAGCAGGCAGTTTTAAAGTTGATGATGAGATAACAGGACTTAAAGTTTTCCGTGATGACTTATTTATATTTTGCGAAACTAGAATATTTAAGTTGTCAGGAACGTCAAGTTCTAACTTTGCAGTAGCAGATGTAACAAGAGATATAGGATGTATTAATGGTGATACAATACAGGAATTTGCTGGAGACCTTATATTTCTAGGTCCTGATGGATTACGTACAATTGCTGGTACAGCGAGAATTGGTGACGTTGAATTAGGAACTATAAGCTCTAATGTGCAATCTATATTTAACGACAATATAGCTAATGCTTCTTTATTTGATTCGGTAGTTATAACAGACAAAACACAGTATAGAATATTTTTTACAAAGTCTAATGTTGGAGAAAATCAAACCAGGGGTATAATCTGCGTATTAAAAGGAGATAGATTTGAGTTCTCTGAGATACAAGGAGTAAGACCTGCATGTACTGACAGCTTTGTATCAGAGGGAAATGTAATAGTTTTACATGGGGCATTTCAAACAGGGTATATCTATAGACAAGAGTCAGGGAATACGTTTGATGGGACAACAATATTTGGTCGATATAGAAGTCCTGATTTAACATTTGAAGACCCAGGCATAAGAAAGCATATGCAGAGGGTTATAATTAATTATCAACCTGAAGCAGCTATAGATGCTGATTTATTTGTTAGGTATGACTACGAAGATAAAGACTCCCCAAGACCTGCGGCATACCCTTTAGACTCAGAAGATGTTGTTGCTTTGTATGGTACTTCTGTTTATGGAGTGCCTATATATGGTGGAGCATCACAGCCTTTAGTTAGGCAATCCGTTGAAGGTTCAGGATTTGCTGTTGCATTAAAAGTAGAAGATGGTGGTACGACTGCACCATACTCACTTAAAGGTTTTCAATTAGAATATCAGTTAGGAGCTAGACGTTAATGGGTGATACATACACTAGACAGTCCTCGTATACAGATGGAGACGTAATAACTGCAGCTCATACCAATAATGAGTTCAATCAGATATTAGCCGCCTTTGCCGCAAGTACGGGACATTCACACGATGGTACTACAGGAGAAGGTGGTCCTATAACTAAACTGTTAAGTAATGCACTTACGTTTGGAGCAGGTACAGCAGGTACAGATATAACAATTACATTTGATGGTGAAACAGCAGATGGCGTTTTAAAATGGATGGAAGACGAGGATTATTTTGAGTTTAGTGATGACATACTTATTGCTTCTACAGAGAAGTTACAATTCAGAGATACAGCAATATACATCAATTCAAGTACCGATGGACAACTTGACATTGTTGCAGACACAGAAGTACAAATAGCCGCAACAACTATTGACATAAATGGTGCAGTAGATGTATCAGGCAACTTAGCTGTAGGTGGTAATCTTGTTGTAACAGGTACAACTACATTCAATGGTGGCACACTTACACTTGGAGATGCTAACACAGATAATATTGTATTTGGTGGAGAGGTAGATTCTAATATTATACCTGACGATGATGATTCATTTGACTTGGGTTCATCTAGCAAACAATGGAAAGACTTATATGTTGATGGTGTAGCTTATGTAGATAGCATAAATTATAATGGCACTGCTATTGCATCAACTGCTGCAGAACTAAATATAGTAGATGGGGGTACTGCGGCTAGTTCTGTAACTATAGTAGATGCAGACAGACTAATACTTAATGATGATGGCACTATGAAGCAGATAGCTGTAACAAGTTTAGCTGCTTACTTAGATGATGAAATAACTGCAATGCCTAATCTTACATCTGTAGGAACACTAGGCACACTTACTGTAGATAACATAATTATAAATGGTACAACCATTGGACATACATCTGATACAGATGCTATGACTATAGCTTCTAATGGTAATATTACTATGTCACAGAACTTAACTGTAACAGGTGACTTAACCATATCAGGTGATGATTTAGTTATGGGTACAAATACATCAGGGCATATACTTGTAGCTGATGGTACAAACTTTAATCCTGTAGCAGTAGGTGACTTATCAGAGATATCTACTGTAGCTAATGATGATGTATTCCTAGCAGTGGACACTTCAGGTGGTGGACTTAAAAAGATTACTAGAAGTGCAGTCGTATCAGGACTTGCTACATCTAGTGCCATATCAAACTTATCAGAGGATAGCACTCCACAGTTAGGTGGGTCGCTTGATGTTAATAGTCAGGATATCGTTTCAGTATCAAATGGTAATATAACACTTACACCTAACGGAACAGGTGTTGTAAGACTAGATGGTAACGTAGACATTCAAAGTGGATTGATTGACCTAAAGAATAGTGGTGCAGTCTCTAAGATTAAGTTCTACTGTGAATCAAGTAATGCAC